GCAATAGCTCCTGCATATACTGTTGTTTGGCTAGCCATTTATTTTTCCTTATACAATCTTGCTGACTGGTTTTTTACTCCACATACGACAACTCCAGTAACCTGCCTTTGTTCTGTCTTTTTTGTCTGAACAGTTGTGTCTGGCACGGAAGTTCTTGCGGGCAGCTGGGTTATCTCTGCGGATTTCCATGTTAGGATCGCCAAAGTTAACCTTCTTTACATTGCCTGTCTTTGGATCTTTAACATATACTTTGTACTTTTTAACATCACCACGTGTTGGTTTGCCAAGTTTGACTTCACGTCCTTGATATTCAGCTTCGTTGGTTTTGCTACGTTCTAGTGATCGAATAACATTGTTAACCATTGCACTAACATCGCTGCTACCTAGTTCGTTATCATCATGATCTTCTGCTTCGTCGTTGATAGCATTAACAATACGCTCAATACCGTAGTTTCTTACCATTTCACTGAAGTCTTCCATGTTCATAATTCTACGCTTGATAGCATCTGCGGCATCGTCAGCGTCTTCGTCTAATGCACGATTGATGTTTAGTCCTTTGCCAAAGATGTCATTGACTTTTTTCTGATAGTAGTTGGATGCATCATCATTGCCCATGCGCTTGTGGAATGCTGCTTTACGCTTGTAATCAGCTGCTTTGTCCATATCAGCATCATGCACACGGCTATCTGCTTCCATCATCTTTTTAAGGTCATGACAGTTGCAATGCTCACAACTTGGTGGGCAAGTACATTCCATTACTGGCTTGCCACAGCACTCTTTGCTGCACATTGGCACGCCGTCTTTGAACCAAGGCTTTTTGCCTTCGTCTAGTTCTTCAGGACCCGGTCCGGCATGTTCTTTACAATCACTGCAAATGCCAATACCATTGTTATAGTTCATCAGTGGAGCATCGCAACATTCACTGCTGGGCGCACCTCTGTCTTCGTCTAGTTCTTCGTCAGAAATCATTTGACAACCACAATGCTCAAGAATTTGTAATCCTAGTTCATCAGCCTCAATAACAACACTGTCATCTGAATGACCGACAACATCAAACTCTAGAGCAAGTTCTTCATTGACAAACGCAGCAAACACATCGCCTTCAACCATGAATGCTTGCGCTCTTTCACTCTCGGTGATGTATTTTTTTAGACTCATTTTGCTTTGAATTCCTTGTAAAGTTCCATCAGGTGACTTGCACTTGTTTCTTCTAGCTCTGACTCACCAAGGTTAACTGTGTTATTCTTGATGTCTTGCATAGCAAGTGGATTGTCGCCTGGGTTGTTTGGATTGACTTGAAGTTTAGGACCATTCAATCCGCCAGCAATACCATTAACCAGTGTGTCAACATCAGCTGTTGCTGTGTCATCTGCACCGTTGGCAAACTCTTGCTCTTCATGTACATGATCATGCTGCATGCCAAGACTGCCAAGACCTGCTAGTTTAAGCAGTGCGCCTAGTTTCATTGCATCTTCGTCAGTTGCATTAACTGTTAGACTTGGACCACTTTGATCATTCATACTGATGTTGATGTTCATGCCTTCCATCAGTTTGCTTGCTGCACGAACAATTTCATTTGACTCGTAAATGCTTGCATTTTTGTATAGTGCTTGACCGTCTGCACCTGGTGCAACTGATCCTGCAACTGTTGTCTCGTCAACTTTTTCACACTTGCAATCGTCCATTTTTTCATCGCACTTGTCGCATACTTTTTCATCTTCAAAATCTTCGTGCATTCCGTCTTTGTCATGCTTTTCATCATATTCAATGTCTTTGGTTACGTCTTTGCCATCTTTGTCAGCATGCTTTTTGCCGTCATACTTTGCATCACGCTCAACTTCACGCCCAGCTTTTTCAGCATGGTCGTCACGTTCAACGTCTGACTCTTCGGCTTCTTCAACTTTATAAGTTTTGCCGTCAACTTCAAACTCTTCTTTGCCGTCTTTTTTGGCTTGTGCTAGTGCACCTGAAAATTCATTGCCTTCTTCGACTTCATCTTCGTCCATGGTAACCATAATTTTGCCACCGCTTGCTCCACACTCACATGTTGGATCAGGATGTGCCATTTCACATCCGCATGCTTCACAATGACCTTCTTTGATTCTTGCTGCGGCATCTTCTGGAGTTTCGCTAATTGCTTCTTCAATTTCAGCTAGTGGAACACCAGCTAGTTCTGCAAGGCGGCTCATCATAGCGTCTTTAAGCTGTGTTCTAATTGTGCTTGCTGTTTCTTCAACTTCTTTGAGTTTAGCAAGTTTGTCCATGCTTAATGCTGTGTCAGCAAAAATGCCATCATCTGATTCTTCGACAGGATCTTTTTTGGCATTCTTTGGTAGACCAGTTTCATAGTCTTTGTCGCCTTTACCAAATGGTTTGTAGTCTGCTTGCTTGTTCATCTTGCTAGCATCAACAGCCGCACTGTCTTCCATAACTTGATTTAATCTGTCTAATACTTTATAAATGTTGTCCATGTTTCCGTTCCTTTACTTGTTCTTGCCTGGAGGGCCGTTTTTGCGATTCTCTGGCGCTGAATCACCAGCGGAACTGGTAACCTTTGGAATCTTGTTGGTACCCATAATTGGGCTATCTTTGCCTGCTGGCTTGTCTGTGTTGTATTCTGCTGGGGCAGTTTTGCCGCCTGCAATAGTGAAATCACTGCTATATTCGTTGTTGATTACTTGACGCTTATAGGGGTCAGCGGCATAGTATTCATTGGCTTCTTTGGATTCAGCAGTGTCTGGCTCATAGTCAGCTCCAAGAACTGGATTGGCTTGTGCTTCATATTCTGCACGTTCTTGATCAATGCTGTCGGCATATGCAGTTTGCTGAATAAGCATTCTGTTTGGATCCAATCCTAGCAATCGCGCAATTTGTATCATTTGCGGCGGTGTTGCTGGATAGTTAAAAGTAACATCAATGATTGACATACTTTCGTTTTCTACACCAGGAAAATCCGGAAGTACTTTCTGGATCGGTGTTTTCTTTGGCTCTGTCATTGTGATGACATCGAACTGTTGAAGTTTTTCTTCTAGCTCGTTAACGAATTTTGCATCAACATCACCACAGATTTTGATTCGATAATCAAATGTTTGGCGTGTCTCAGTCAAGTATTGTGCGAATGATTTCATCTTTTATTCCCCTATGCAGTATTTAGCAAAATCTGCTTACTTTTCATCTTTGTTGTTGTTTAATAGTCGATCCAAAAGTGCATTTCTATCTAGCACTATACCGGTTCCTGTGGCTGTTACACCGTCATCTGAGGTGATAGCTTTCTGATCAAGATTGGCTTTTTTCAATTGTAAATCAACCATCTTGAGTTTTTTGTTCAGTTTAGCTGTTTTAGCCGTGATAGCATGTCCCAACATTTGACTGGCTACACCAAAGATATCGCTAGCCCAACGACTGTCAACATTCATGCCCAGATCCATTAGGTCGTCAAAGCTCTTTGATGCTTTGGTTGCAAGCTCATCCATTTCTTGATCGCTTGCTTCAAGTCCGCGAACCTGTGGCAATGCTGCTTGAACCTTGTCAAGCTCGCTAAGTGCATTTTGCATAGCAGGCATGTTTTCAGGCGTAGGTTCAGGAACGTTGTCTGGCTTTACTTCGTTGGCCAAACCGTCGTCAACTGAATCTGTTGGTAGGTCAAATAGTTCTTCGAGTTTCCGTGTCATACGGATATTTACCGGCGTTTGCCGCCTTGACGGAAGATATCGTCCTCAGTGATAACACGAAACTTCAATCCATTCCGGGCGCACCACTTGCTGGCAGCATCCCACTTGGCGTAGTTGATTGCAACAATGGCTTTGTCTCTGTTTGACGCTTTGCTTTCCAGTATACTTTGTTTTTTAGGCTTTATTTCAATCAACTCAGTGATAACTTGATTGTGTCTATTTTTATACTGTATAAGAAAGTCAGGAATATAACGTGTAGGTTTGCCTGTCAGTGGATGTCTGTATGGAATAACAAGGCTCTCGCTAGCCCAACTTACAATGTTGTCATTGCTGTCGCAAAAACGCATAAAAGCCAATTCCCATCCACTGCGATATTTTGGAAGGCCCTTGCCTGCATACTTCGCTTGATTTAAAACTGTGTAATACCCTTGCTGATAGTTATTAGCCATGGGTCACCTATATATAGACGTTGCGGGCTGCGAATTGGTTTGGGGTTGCTGTGGTCTTTATTCCAAGTAGTGTACTGTTACTTCGTAGATTGTTTAGATAGTACGCAAGTGTTGCAGTTATCTGCACTTGATTTTGATTGCTCAGTTCATTTAACAGTGTTTCAACTGGTATTCCTGAATCTTCGCTAATGGTAAACACTGATAGTGTAAAGTTCTTGGCTGCTAACTGGTCAGCAAAAATACTACCAAAGAAACTTAGCACATTGTCATAGGTGTTGGCATCAATTACAAGTTCACGCTTGTAAAATTCGTCAAACACTCGAACAGTTGGATCAGTGTTGGGATTTACATAGTTTACAGTTGCCATATTATTGAACCTTGGTCTGACTTGGTACTGTTAGTGGGCCGCCAGTGTTGGTAGCTGTTGCTGATTTTAGTGTTGCCGGAGCAGCTACACCAACCGATTGCTGAACTGGCTGCTTTGGAAATAGTGCTCCGCGAGCAGCGCCTGGCAAATCTTGTTTGATAGTGTTGCGCAGTGCGTCTCTTGATTCTGTTCTCAATATTGATTGCAAATCTCTACCCTTAAACGTTTGATATGCTGTGCCACCTTTTTGTATTGCACCAATAACACCGGCTAGGTTACCAGCACTTAGATCAGTGACAATCCCAGCGGCAGCATCAATAAGTCCACCATTGCCAAATATAGTGCCTGCACTGCCTGGTCTTGACAACGGTGACTGCACTGTATCATAGCTGCCAGGATTGGCAAAGCTAGGTATGCCGCCATCTGGTTTGCTGCCTGTTAGCGCACCATTGTAATACTTAACTGTTTCATAATCAAAGGTAAAAGTATTTTGCATGATGCCAGCACCTTCGGTGTAGTTATAGGTATCATGTTCAAATGAGCTGATAATAGGATTAATCAGTGTGTATGCTGCCCATTTGTGATCGTCAAAGCCAAAGATTGTGATGTCACGGAAAAATGCAGGTTTGCCTGCTCTGGCTCCATCTGTGTAACTTTCGCCAATGTATCCCCAGTCATTGATTTCTCTGTCTTGAGTATAGATGTCTCTGTAGTTGTATGGATATGCAGCACCAGGATCAACACCTTGTGCATTTTGTCCCATGCTGCCGTTGGTTACTGCGGCGTCCCAATACTTTTGGCTTGCATCTTTGTAGTAATATGCATAGTAGTTGTACCACATCGCTCGTGCCAGATCACTGGAATCATCATGCATAATACAAGTAATAGGATCATATTCAATTTGTGTTTGAACTTTGCGTTTTCTATTGTATTGATTCATGGTTTCAACACTAAACTTGTAGCTAGGAAGTTTAACTTCTTTTACCAACAAACTTAGGTTGTCCAAGTCTTGTGTTTGAAATACGTTACGCAATTGTGGAATTTGTTGCACATTTAAGTTGAATACAACATGAAAGAGAAATTTCCTACGCGGAGCAAGAGCTCCGTTATTGCTACGGAACGTCTTGCTAGCATGCGTATAATCTTTTAGGAAATCGCTGCCAAAAAATCCTTTGAGAAAGTCTTCACCGAAGGCCATAAGTTACTCCTTATTAGCCAGTTACGACGTCGCCTAGTGTTCTTCCTACTGTAGAGCCAATGCCTGTGCCAAGTGGTGTTTGAACAGCGTTGTCGAATCTCATTGTGATTTCAATAGTTGCTGGGTCATTTGAACCATAATCCAAGTCACCATAGTTAGCAGTTACCAAGAAGCAACCATATAGTTCCCATGTCTCAAGTACAACTGGTGCGCTAGTGCCATTGCCACCATCAAGTACTTCACAACGTGTGGTAAACTTGTAATCAATACCAGAACTAGCTGAAGCCTGTTCCATGGTATCCATTTGTTTCTGTAGTTGCTCACCAATAAGTCTAGCAACATGACCGCCCGCATCGTCACGGAAGGTTGCTGTTGTAGAATCCCAAGTCTGGCGACCTGCTAGGTAGATACGACTGTTGTAAATTGGAATTTCAATTTCTTCAAAGTTAATCGTTGGACGATTAAACGTCATTACCTGTTTTGTAAGTTCTGTTCTAGGTGTTGTTACACCAAGATTTTCAAATACCACACGGTAGCGGTATTTTAGTTTTGGCATTAACAGACCTTGGGTTGGACTACTCTGGTCACTGGCCAAAGGCACTGTCATTCTTGTTAGCGATGATACGGCCATGTTATAATTCTCCTATTACAATAGTTATTTATCTAAAATCAGCCACAAAAAAATGAGGACAAAACCTCATTTTTCTGTATTTAAAGTAGTTTAAACTGCGGCTGAGCTTGCTACGTTACCGGCAGCAATTTCGCCTGTGTTCTTGA